TTAGCCTCACATGCGAGCTTTTCTCTGACACGTTCAGCTGCATCCATATCAAACTTAAAGCCACTGGCTTCTTGTTGAGCCATCAACGTGGCCATAGTCATTTCAAGTGAGACGCAATCAGGTATCCGCATTTTCTTCATCCTTTGATTTGTTAAATCCGAACTTTAATTTCTTTTCTTCGTCTGCTTTATCAGCGCGTCGCTTATGACCAAGCTTAGCTATGGACTCCATGACTTTCAACGTATCTTCTACTGAACCATTACGACGTTGCATTGCAGCATTAACGATATCAAATAGTGGAAAGAATTCATCAGTTGCTTCTTGTACTTCAGCAACGGTTAGTGGATCATTTTTCTTAGGCATCGTTCATTCTCCTTTTTAGTAGTTCATATAATTTGACAGTTACCATCGTGTCTTGGATACAGTAATCCAACATTTCTGGTGTGTACTTATCCCAAGCAGCTTCGTGTTTACCGAAGTCACCCTTAAAACACTTTAGTCGATGCCCCCAGGCTTCGAGACTGTGGCGTCCGTAAAGCCTTTGTGGCATTCCTTGAGGGCGTCTTTGAAAATCACGATCAGCAATATGGGGATAAAATAACCGAGAGAGAACAAGAGTATCAAGGACCTCACCTCCAACGGTAAAGTCTGGAAACTGCTCTTTGAGTAACGGGATGTCATAGTTAATAATGTTATGGCCTATGAGCACATCAGCATTCTCAAGTTGCTTAACGCCCTGAATAACAGCACGCTCTGGCTTGTAGTCAAAGACTAATGGTTCTTCTACTGTATCCATATCACGCATAACAATGCAGTGAATAGTCGAGCCACGGCGAAGAAGACCGGTGCTCTCAATGTCAAATAAAAGTTCAGTCATTATCGAGTAGTGTTTTTTCTGTAGGGTCGAACTCATCTAGTTCGTGTGGGTTTTCTGTGAAGCGTGGGTCTGGATTATCATGAAACGGCTCAATAGCTATAGACAACTCTCTTGCCAAACGTGCAGCACGTCTGAACTCATCTTTATAGTAAGGCTCCCATTGAGTTGCGGCAACTACAAAGCGTCGTATGCCCATGAGATGTGCTTGAAATACAGATGAAGCAAATGGATAGCGAGTGGAATAGATAGCAGCTCCTGATGTAGGAGTGCCCCGTTTAGCGCAAGTGGCAATGGCATAGGTAATACAATCAATTTCTACTTTTGAGGAGCAGAGAACTGATCTACCATCACCAATAATTTCTCGATCACGAATCAATACACAGCCACCTGGAACAGTGGGATGCGTTGAGCCACGGGCGATTGCGTTAGCGATACTCATAAAGTATCGATCTTTATCTTTGATATAACAGGGGTCACCTTGTGGTGCAGGCATATCTCTCATATACAATTAATCTCTTCTATATTAGGTAGTGAAATATAAGAATGCGATACATGGATTACGACAAATTTAAGAAAGAGTATGAAGCATTCGAAGAGTGGAACAAGGATGATCACTTTGAAGCAATTGATAAAGAAACAAAGAAGACATCAGATGATTGGATGTTTCCGAAGATGAATCTATACAATCAAGCAAGTCTTAAAGATGGCAAGCACTGGTTACGAGTAGTAGAAGGGTACGACAAAAAACCACTGCCTATCAATCAAGCTGCTGATCGTGTGCGCTCAGTTAGAGAAGACATTGATAGATTTGTCGATGAACATTTTGTAGGACCAGTAGATAACGACGGTAACTTCTACCATCCAGAAGCACAGAACGATATGGTCAATAGCCCATCTCATTACACACGTGGGAAACAGGAAGCAATCGATATTATTGAAGAAGCAATTCAAGATGCACCTGATGTAAAAGCAGGGATGCTTCAAGCACAAACATTGAAGTATCTGCTACGTCTGTGGCTGAAAGGAAATGCACCACAAGATGCAAGTAAAGCACAGTGGTACTTAACACGATTGATTAATCATTTACAGGAGAGCGAATGAATCCCCTAATTTTTTGCAGCATTCTTGCTGGCTATACAATTACAGGCGCTGTAGAAAAACAGCCAGGCTGGATGACAGTTAACTACTTAGATGAGCATTTAACGTCTGACTATATAGTGATACCAATGGATGCATATATAGAGTGCTACCCAAACTATGCGTCAGGATTAACAGCGCCTAAAGAATAATAAGTTATCACGCTGCTCTAAAGTCTCATGTTCTTGAATATGAGGCATGAGTAGATCAAAGATGCTGTCATTGCTATATACAGAATGTGTGAAGTACACACAGATACCTTCTTTCAAATCAGTATCTGAAGGAGAGTACCAAGCATAAGGTATAAAAGATTGCCATGGTTCTAAGTCTTGGGAACACCAACTGTTTAGCTCTTCTAAACGTTGAGCTGTTTTAATAATGTGTTGCTCATGACATTCATCAATTGGAAGGTGAAGAGTACGTTGATTAGAGAGCAAGGCATGCTTCCACATTAAAGTGCCATCTTTGTGAATCAAGCGACAAGGATGAACACACGCACCAGATGGTAAAGAGTACAAATAGCTTTTATCTATGTGCTTACTCATTACAACTGTCCTCGTTGATCGTCATAATATTCAAGGTCTTTTTTCCAATTATCGCCAGCAAACTCATTGTAAATAATGCGTCCGATATCTCGAAAACTGTTATAGAACAAGGATACTTTGTCGATAGAAGATATTAATTCTTCTAGAGGAGGTCCATATACAATTGCATTCCAAGTCGATGGACACACTGGTTCAAAGCCATTAGTAGTAGCTTTAAGTTGTTTAATACGTTTAAATGGAATGCAAACAGGATAATCCCAAATAACAGGCGAAGCTCTGACTAACTCAGATGCACTAGTAAAAAATACGAAGCTATTGATATGACCGTTACGATATTCATTTATGGTTTTGTTAAACCAGATACGGGAGTTTCGAACAGCTCCTTTAGGAGAGACCCAGACATTTCCATGCCAGTGCTCTTGTAAAGGATTGATTTCTATAGATGGTACGGACGTAGCATTAACCAAAACCTGTTGAACAGGATCTGAGGTGGGATCAAAGTCGATACCACCCATGACAGACCTTGCTCGTTCAATAATTTGAGGCGTAGGGTAGAGAGGCAGTTTGAGTCCTTGAGACTTAAGCTTATCCGCTAAATTCTGCTGCAAGCGCTCGGAGGCTTTCTTGGCTCCCTCCTGCTTCGACAGCAAATGTTCTTGTTCCAGCATCACTAATCAACGTAATTAAAACATTTTTGCTCCAGTCATTTTCATCAATCTCTTCCATGAGTCCACGTAGGAACTTAAGGATGTCAGCATCTTCTTCGCGCTCGGCTGTTTTAATATCAAATTCAATTGAGTGACCAGACATAAATGTCGTGGAGTCATTTTGTAAATTGATAACCAATGAACCGGCACCATTCTTTTCAACACCTGAGATTGCAATGTTTACTAAGTCATAAAGAATTAGTTCGGCAGTAGCAACAAGGAATTGCTGCTCCTGCTTTTTTTCTTCACCGAATTTATCGGACTGAACAAGTGCTTGAAGTAGATCTGTGCGTCTAGACATAATTTAATGACTCTTTGTTTAGGATAAGCGTTATTAATACTTAGTGTGGGATTAGAATTCATCATCAGTGTCTTCATTTTCAGAAGGCTGACGAAATAATCCAGGCTCAGTTGGCTCTGTTTGGCTAACGTGACGACCGGCAAGCATGTCAGTCATTACAGCATCGAATCGTTCAGCAAACCCTGTATCTGGATTGAGCAACAAATCAGCACGAGAATCAATCTCATCAGATTGATCTATAAGTTCTTGCTGTTTAAGAGCTTCTTCAATCATATATTCTCCTACTTGTTGTTTGAGCGTATGAAGCTGACAAGCTAATTCAAATGACTCCATGTAGCTATCTTGATCAACAAATACACCGACATGCTGCGGGATTAGATGGAAGGGATTGCAACAATATTTTTCGCCACATGTTGTTTTGACACCAGTGAATCCTAAATCTCCCCATGAGTACCACATGGCAATACGTTGAGGGTGATGTTGTGTAGAACTAGAGATACCATGACGTCTCCAGGAAAACTGAGGCTGCTTGGTACGTTTATTAATCGTACCGTTCCACATCCAGCATTCATCTGGATCACCGATATCAACTTGAGACCAAAACTTTAATGCGCGTTTGCGTTCTTTCTTAAGTAGTCGATCTATATCAAACGACATTCGACCCTCACGAGCAGCAGCCACACATCTACAACAAGCTTGATGGCTGTCATAACGCATTGAGTGGTTAGAGAATCTACCAAGTGAATGACCTGTATAAATACAGAGCTCACCTTCTTCAGCGGTGTTTGACATTTGAAGATTACGCCTACCGTAAGCATGACCTCCAACTTTTTTATTTGGCTGAGATTCACTCATAATTAAAAACTATTAGCTGGACGTACATACTTTCCGCCAAGCGCCGGATACTGCTCGTCATTTGGTAAAGCTGAGAGTTGATTACTAATCATGTACTCAAAGCGTGTAGAATTTTCATATTTGATCCTTACAAGTTTAGCTCGCGGTGTGTAGTACTCGGGAGGTCCAACTACAAGTGCAGTCATACCATTAGAAGATACATGGACGCGCAAACCGATTTCAATATCTGAAGATTTCATTTGATTATATATTTTAGAACTTATGAGCTGTAACTAGTTAGAAGTCATTTAGGACATGACTTTCATCGAGTGGATCACTCTTTGGTCGTTGCCAAATACGAACTGACTTAGACTTACCGTTAGCATCTTTGCGAGATGTGACTAGACGTCTCCAGCCCATAGACTGAAGTACATCAGCTACCCGACGAGCTTCACGTCTACCTTGATTACGTGGATCAAGTTCAAGTGCATTAGTCAAAACTTCTGCAGCGGTGACTTCTGAACGAATAGTTACGTAAGAAGAAACCTTATCCATCCAGGGGTCTGGATCACCAAACTCTTGAATGTATTCTGCAATAGCTGCAATCTCTCCGCTGTCGAATTCGTAGCGATCGTTATTTCTGTAGGCAGCTACGGCTGCAGCCCACATAGAGTCACGTTCTTCACGTAACCGAGCCCAAGGTACTTGGAACCCACTGCCAATCTCTAGTGGTACAAAACGGCGGTTACCCGTACTATCTACTAGAAACTGATTGCGATTGGTAGTACCAATCATCACAAACCTACGAGGAAGTTTGGATGGCAGTGCAGCATAAGGATAGCGTACTTCATCAACACGTGAGGTGATTAAGTTCTTAAAGTTCTCGATGTTTCTGATATTAAAATAATTATCAATTTCAGGTAGTTCAAGAAGCCATGCCATGTGAAGTCTATATTGCTCTTTCATTAATGTGTCTAAAGGTGTGGACACCTCAGCAAACAAATCTTGAGGAACAAGATTACGACTAAACATTGATTTGCCTACACCTTGTGCACCGACAAGAATCGGCAGCCAGGACATAGAGCAACCAGGATTGTATGCACGAGCTACTGCACCAATCATCATCCGTTGCATAGCAAGAGTAGCGATGTGATGCTTGTTGCCTAAGAACTCTTCGCCAATGGTTGCCCATTGCTCGTGAGGTTTAGCGTGTGCACTGCAGTGATCTAAGTAGCGACGGATAGGACAGTATGAATTTCTTGCAGCTGCATACTGAACAGCTGCTTTGACACGAGGCTCAGGTATAAACACCCCAAACTCACAAGCTAGTTTGGTTGTCATTAACTCAAGGTCATTGCCTTGTAGTGCGATAGTACGACCAGTACTGTCAGTGTATTCAATAGCACTCGTTAGTTCATTCTTGCGTAGGTCTTGAAGGATCTCTTTGACTTGACGAACATCTTCTTCACGTTCTTTGGCAGCATCATTGCTGCTTTTTTTAGGACGACCTTTTTGTTTTACAACCGATACATCAGGTAACGGCTCTGGTTCAATCATATTTTTCTCCGGTATAGATTTACCCTGCGATGCGATTATAACTTCTGCAAAATCAGGTTGTGGGTCAAGTTCTGTATAACCTACAGCAGTACCAACAGCACCAAACTTTAAT